ATGTACTTATTTAAAGATAAAAATCTATGCTTTTTTTCAATATTCCTCTTCACGACACCATTCGTCAGTGTAGCTCAAACCACAAACGAAGAAGATTATCAAAGTTATATAGATAGCATACCTCGCGTTCAGCTCAAAATGATCGCTCCTTCACAAGATGAAGAGAACGAACCTTCAGAGCAAGCATATACTTCAGATTCAATAAGTTATACCGATAAACTAAATAAAGAACTGGTAATCAATGAAGTTCCTTTTCGGTATGTAGATTATGAGTATGGCGATGGGAAATTCACCACATACCCTTTTGAGTTAGTGAATGAGAAATTACCAACCGTAGAGGGTATTAACTCTAATTACGATAGTAAATATGACAAAGCATTTCAAAAAATGATTTCTAAACTTGTCAGTCCTATTGATCTTACTAATAAGGAGCTTTATGCCATGGGATCACAGCAAGAAGGAGTATACATACAAGATATAAATACTGATAAAAAGTATGTATTTAATGAAATTTGCTTTGATAGTAAATGTGCTATAGGTCAAGTGTTCTATATTTTTGACCCCAAAAACTATGAAATGACAGGGATGCTCTATGATGGTTGTTCGTTTATTAAAAATAACATAACAGGTAAGGATCAACGTACTAAAGAACTATTACAAAAATATATCGATGTACAATGCCCTCTAGATTATAGCTATGCTCCTAATGCTTGTAGAAAGCGATCAGCAATAGAGGAAAAATAATATGAGTCACTTAATAAAACCAGTTAAAGGGGTTACTTATACTCCTGATAGGAACGGGTATATTGGAGCTGTTTCTAGACAGGAGTCAGGATCTGACTTGCGTTATTCTTATACTTATATTGGGAACAATAAAGAAGGTACTAAGGTTGATAACCCAAAGGCTGTTAGTATATTAAATCCTTGGAATTATGTGGGGCTCTTCCAGTTTTCAGAAGAAGCTTTACAGGATGTGGGATGTTATCGCTTTGATGGAACTAAAAATACAACAACTCAGGATTGGGGAAAGAATGGCAACTATTGGACTGGTAAGTTTGGTGCTACCTCCCTTAATGTTTTCAGACATAGTGGTAAAATACAAATGCAGGCGATTAATGAATGGATTAATCGATTATGCAGATACTCAAGAAGTAAAAATTTAAACGAATTTTATGGAAGGACTATTACAGAAGCAAAAGGTTCTCCTCCCTTTGAAGTAACTGAGTCAGGTGTGATAGCCGCTATACATTTGAAAGGTTCAGGAGCCGTCAAAAAATTTTTGACTACAAATGGTAGAATCAACAAAGTTGATGGCAATGGTACCAGTGTCGCTAAGTACATGAGTCAATTCGCTTATTATGATGTCCAGACTTGTTGTAAAAGAAAAATATACGTAAAGATTTTAGATGCTAAGAAAGACGGTATTCCTAACAAAGAAGTTGAAATTAGCTCTGAATTTAAGGGTAAATTTAATGTGGGTAAAGTAGTGGTTACTCATAAAACAGATAAAGAAGGCAATTTACCAGTAATAGTCAGACATCCAGAAGCCAAAATTCAGTTAAAAATTGATGGCACTCTCGTTGAGACTATTATTCAGAACGCTGATCAGATACAAGGGTATGAAATAGCATACCTAGGTAAACACAACTATTCGTCCGTACTATCAGAACATAAAAAAGTGAATACCACTCAAGAGAGTAGTGATAGTAGTACCAATAATGATAAACCAAGTAGTTCAGATCACCCAAACGAAGGCACTATCGATAGTAATATCATTGACGAAGTCACTTTCAATATAAAGCTAGTCGAAGGCGACACAGGAAAACCCATACCAAATACAACTTATTATCTCGAATATAAAAATAATATAAAACCACATAAAACTGATAGCTCAGGCATTGAATCAGGTATAAAAGCTGATATCAGTCAATCTATCGGCGTCTATCTTGATGACGACGATGGAAAGAAACAATCTATTTACAGCATGGCATTCCCCATTACTGGTGATTTAAACGGGCAAACCAAAGTTTTAAAAGTTCCTGTTCTCATCTTCGGCATCAAATTTGTTGATAAAAAGAATCAACCAATACCACACTACGAGTTTAAAATTCTATATCGTGGTAGACAATCTGCTACAAAAAGAGCAAGCAGCCAAGGTATTAGTACTATTAAAGCCCTTGCTGGTCAAAAACTCACTCTTATCGATGGACAAAATAGAGCGCAAACAACCGCCATCGCTACCTATGGATCCAAGCAATGGACTATAATTATAGGAACAGACATCACCGAAGAAAATATCAGCAATGCCTCAGATACCTTGAGTCAAGAAGCATCGACTACTCCAGAGACAAGCGAATCAAATGACACACCAAAACCTCAAATAGAGCAAAACCCTGTCATCAAAGTAGAAAAGCCGAAAGTAACAGAGATTGAAAAAAAGACAGAAACAGGGCCGACGCTTGAGGTTGCCTCAGATGAGGCTAAAATTACCATAAAGTTCGTTGATGAAGCAACAAATAAGCCACTATCGGGGCTTTCATATATTACTCAGTCTACCAAATATGGTAAGAACACTTCTGTGACAGGAAATGATGGTACTAGAGGTAGAACACATGATTCGCTAGTAGGTGTTGAGATAACAGTACTGGTGTATGAAGACGGCAAAGAGGTTAAAAAAGATAGCTTTTTTGCGAGTAAAGATAGAGATAAGCCGTATGTTTATAAGGCTAAGAAGCCTACATACTCAAATATTGAAATTGGTTTTACGACTAAAAGGTCAGATGTAGTTACTGAAAAAACCAGAATGGTTCTACGAGAGCTAGCTCAAAAATATGGTATTAAAAAAGTTGTAATAACAAGTACGCTAAGGACTCCTGAAGAGCAAGCAACTGCAATGTACAACAATATCTCTAAGGGCCGTGTCATTAGATATGCAGCGCCTGGTGCTGCAGTAACACGTGTTTGCCAAAGTGGTATTAAAAAAGGATTAGGTAAGAACCAAATCATCAGGAATATGGTTTCTAAAATTCTAGAATATGACAAGAAGGGATTAAGGGTATCTAAACATTGTGTTAGTTTTGAAACTTACGCTAAAAAGAACATCGTTGACTTAGGTGTAAATAGCAACGGATTAAATACTTATGCAAAGAAGAAAAGATTCCAAGAAATTTGTGATGCAGCTCTCAAACAGGGTAAGCTTTCAAGTTTTATATCTCCTCTAAGAGACAAAGCTGAACCAGCTTTTCATCTCGAAATACCTCAATAGATAAGAAGTTATATTTTATGAAGAAAACCCTACTCTTATTGGTTATGTTAACTTTACAAGCTTGTAGCGACACTACTGTTCAGCTTCCTACAGATGATGTCCATAATGGCAATGGCATAAACTCAAAGTTAGAGACAAATACTGCTCGATCAGATACAGATACAGATACAGATACAGATACAGATACAGATACAGATACAGATACAGATACAGATACAGATACAGATACAGATACAGATAATAGTATTCCAACAGGTATTTACTTTTCTAATAAAAAATGTAGTTCAGACAAAACTTGCAAAAATTTTACTCCTGAAAAAATTGATGGAAAATATTTTCTTTCTAAAAATCAGGATTCAAACGAAGCTACGTACTACTTATTATTTAAGGATAATACTTACTACCTTTATAGTTTACAGTTTTTAGATGAAGATTACAGCACCGTTGGCTCTTGGTCACAAATGAAAGAAATCAACGCAGCAGACTTAACTTTTGAAATCGAATATATTGAGCAAGTCATGGGTTCAGACTATATGGGAAGTTACGACAATGCTAACATAAACAATAAACTTAATACTTTAGCTAATCAATCTGGTTTGCTAGAAATAGGTAGCCTATTAGAAGGTAACCAAATACCTACTCATGAAAATATCAAATTTATACGCACAAATGATGGTTACAAGGTCGATTGCGAAAATTATATAAAAAAATATGAAGAGGTAGCTGACGAATTGTTTGAAAAAAATATGGCTGTAGGCTTTCACTTTTACTATGAATGTTCTAGTGGAAAAGTTATATATTTTCAAGATGTAAGTCAATTAAAATAGATATTGTACTATTCTTATTTGTAAAATAAAATACTAACATTCATTCTGTTAGCCATAACTTTATGTAAACCCTAATTCCTAAAAAACGTCCAAAATAAAGGGCAGACAGTCTATGACGGTCTACCCTTTATCGTTGTTTGGTGGAGATGGCGGGAGTTGAACCCGATTACATCAAACACTATCACACGCTATCAAATCCACTCTTAGTAATATCAATGACTTACGATTATGCAATGTGATTACATATGATAGTGTTTGATGGCAGGCTGTCAAGAATCATGTCACAGCTTAATTATCTGCTGCTGCATAACGTAGATTTACAACAATTCTACGCGCCCATCCCTTACCAAAAGTTTGCCATATTCTTAAGTTAGTAAAGAACTCTAAGCGCTCAGCGTTAAACAATAATACCACATCGTTCTTGTCCATTGCCGCGACAGCTTCCAATGTTTTAGGACCAATCAAACCATCTACAGCTTTGCCTGTAAATCCAATCGCACGCTGTAAAAATTTGACCGCTTGCTTATTGCCATGATTATAAGCGGCATCTGTCAGTTGCCATGCAATTAGCCTATCCAGCTGATCGCCTTTGATCGCTTTGTAATATGATTGCTCGGTAATGCGCTTGGCTGTTTCTTTTGGCAAGTTGCGCATTGAGCCGTGGTACCCATGTGCAACTGCCACTCTTTTAGTGACGCCGTACATAGTTTCCCCGCCAGGGTCGTTTGGATGATTGACGTAACCACCCTCATGCTTCTGCAATCGCTCGAAAATAATATCGAATACGCTCATTATATTTACCTTATTTTAGATGTAAAAAAGCCCCAAAAAAGGGGTGGTATTTAGTGCTGTTTTTATCAATCAGTGAGCTTATACATTGCCGCCCAAGACAATACAACAATGCCTAGAAAAACAATCGTTGCTGCGATAACGGGACGTCCTGACAAACCTACTAAAGCACCCAAAATAATAATTAGACTGCCAATATAAATATATCGGCAATTAGTGTTAATCAGCTTGTTTGGTAAAAATCCTGCTATCACGGTCACACCGCAAATAATTAACCATATTGACCCAATCATTTATCACCTCCCAGCCCCAGTCTAGCTTTTACCAGTGTTGGCAATATCTGAATAAGATGAGGCGCGACAAATGCCACGCCACCAACCCACAGCGGTGTGAGTAGTGTTAAGACACCATCACTATTGAGCACCCATAAAAACGCGGCAAAGCCACCTGTTAAGCAGATAAGCAATCTTAACCACGGTCTAATCTCAGCACTTTTCAAATCATCAGGCGTAGGATATAAAGCACCGATAATCGAGCCAAGCCACCAGCAAACGATGCAAGCACCGATAATGAGGCTTGTAGTGTGCGATTGCGCTAGCTGTGCAATGGTATCGGTCGTCATGACTTGCTGTCCGTCCGCGCTATCTGATGCGTTAGCGTTACGCATAGCGACCAATAGCGGATAGCTGCACAAGATAAACAGCCGCCAAGTTAACGCCCATAATTTATTGATCATAAATCCTCCGATTGTGTTTACGCATAAATCCTCCAAATTTTTGCAATAAAAAAACCGCCCAATGGGCGGCTCTTATTTAATTATCATTAGTATTAAAGCACTAACTTCTCAACCCAAATACCTGCCTTGTTTTTGACACTAAACACGATTTTAGCTTCAAAGTCTGTGTCATCATCAGTATAGACGAATTGAACCTTAGCAACATCTTTTAGTATTCCCTCGCCTGTATCATCAACTCCTGACACAACGGAATAGACTTGCGAGTGTATTGAGTCACCACTTTGAGCTGGCTGAGGAACAGAGATTTTACCTCTATGACTAACATACCTATCCCATATAGATTTATTAGTATCACCATAACCAATGTTCATATGTTCTGGTGTAGGGAACTCTACAGAACCATTTATATGAGTTATTGTAGGTACGGTTGCATCATGATCTGCATCAGCGCTGGCTTCTGTCCAACCTGAACCTGGACGACCTCCACTACGTTCAATCCACTGAGGGATGAAAAATTGGACTTTACCTCCTTCGGGTGTGCTTGATTTATAATCACTACGAGCACGACCTCCACCAACTTTAAAGTTCATCCATGCACGGTTTCCGTAAGCCGTATGAGGAGGACATACATGAATAGACCAACCTTCAATACCCCACTCAACAGTAAGACTGTTCTTATCAACATGGTCTTTCACAGGCATAGTTGTGACAGGGTAATTAGGTCTGTTTAGGTTCATACTCATCTGCATACCGTAAGCTTCCCTATAGATATCGCAGGTCATATCCATAATGCGCTCAGGATAGTTATACCCTGTTTTTCGAGCATAGTTTGATATTTTTAACGGAGCATCTGCTGGATACATTTGACTAAACAATTCTATACCATGCGATGTTTTAACAATATCTAACCCATTATCAGGGTCTAGACCTGCTTCAAATACATTATCGGGATTAACAACACCAATACTAGGAATACCTGTTACGTCTGTCATAGACAAAGTATAGAGAGCTAACTCTTTAAACCCAATATTATAAGGTGGTGCTGTCTTAGGAAGTATTTTTTCCAATACACTAGCAGACGGTACACCAGCAGGGAACTCTGTGGTTAAATCAATAGCTACAATATAATCTACTGTTAATTCTTTACCGTATGCTATTTCAGGAGTTGCATATTCATGGATAATAAATATCTCTAAAAAATTACCACTTTTAGGTAGTCTAACCTCACTGAAATCAATCCAAGTATTTGCAGCGGGTGTATTGACTATATTATATCCGCCAGAAGAGTTACCAATTAGGATCCGTTTACATCCTGCACTATCTACTTTTACACGAGCTTTGATAAGTATTTGGTTGCCATCTGCTGCTGTATAATAAGTATGTTTAGCAAAACCATCTACAGCAGTACCATCTAATGTTAGGACAGCTTTACTATTAACTACTGTTAATGTTGCACGTTCTTTTATCCAATTAGCTGTACTGGTAATAGGACTTAAAGATGTGTTTTGTTCAAGAACAATATCTTCGTCTGAACCAGCACCAATTTGTGCAATTTTGTTCCAATCTAAAAAAGTACGATTGTCATATAAATCATTAGTATTTACAATATAAGGTGCTGGAGTTTTAGGTATTACAGTATCTAATTTTTCTTTAGATGGAATACCATCAGGAAATAAGGCAGTCAAATTAATAGAAGAGGCAAAATCTACTGTCATCTTTTTGCCAGTTGCTGTAGCAGCATCAGCATAACCAAAAATCAGACTGAAATAGTTAGTGCCATCGCCATTGGATGTTCTGATGTCACTAATATCAATCCAAGTATCAGCAACAGGATTATTAATTATTACATAACTTTCCACATAACCACTACCTGAATGTCCAATCCAGATATATTGACAACCAGCATCAACTTTGACACGAGCCTTCATTAATACTTTACTGTTTGCTCCTGGATAAATGGTATGACGTGCAAAACCATCTTTTGCTGCACCAGTTAGTGTAATAACCCCTTGACCACTAACAGCCGCAAAGGTTGAACGAGCAGTTGTCCACTTATTTGTATCAACAACACGAGATGACATACTAGTTAAAGTAATTTCCTCGCCTACATTTGAGTTTTCAGCTATACGTTCATAATATCCGTTATCTTCTGAAACGCTATCATTAAGAACCCTACCGATAGAACCAACAGCTATTGGGCTTAATAGCATATCGTTTTTAGTAATAAAAACTTCTGCTTTTTTAAGTAATTTATTATCTGTATAAGCATTAGCTGATGCAATAGGGTCATAGACAGACTTAGTAAATGCCACCCCATCATAAATATAAACCCCATTTTTTGCAGCGGTATCGTTTGTTATCTCGATAACCGACTGCGGATTAATGCTTGATTGAGCCGCAATCATCAACGCTTCTGTTTTGTACGCTAAACGCCCACCACTGTTTTCAATCTTAATCATTGAGTCGGCAATCAGTTGCGATATGCTTTGGACTGTTTTATCACCAACCACTACATCGCCCGCATCTTGCGTAAAAACAAGTTTAATGGCGTTTAGATAGTCTAAGTAGTGCTGCAAACTATTAACATCAGCAGCCAATCGTCTAGTAATAAGTACATCAGTAGCAGCGTTCATAAATTCTTCAAACGATTGCATATCAACGCGTGCGTCAATCACTTCTTGCACGATACTGCTTACATCATTTTCTATAGCCATTTTCTAAGCTCCAAAAAAAGCCCTCTAAGTGAGGGCGTTGGTTTAAATGAATTTAGGCTATCAAGCCGTTTATGTGATCTTTGTCGTTTGAGTAATAGCGCTGATCATAAGCCATGGCATTTATAGATGATTCAAAAAGCCCTTGACCAGACTTTTCACCAATCAAGTATGCATCGGCTTCAACGTCCGTCGCTTCAGTGATATTGAATACTGCATGAGTCACACCAGCCGTTACCAGCGGCATCATTGGTATTCGTGCCAGCTCAATTTGATCATGACCAATCTGCCCGATAATCTCAATAACATCAACAGTCCTGTTTTTAAGCTGCAGATGTATGACGTAACTTTTGTTTTCGTCCAAAATCGCTGGATAGTCTAAAGTCAATATCGTATTCTCTTGGAGGTCTACTTGCCCGCTACATAGTATTGGCACCGTCGAGTCAACAACTGCAATTCTATCCATCCGTGTCACCAAGTCGCCTTCCCCATAGGCGGTAAACTCAATGGCTTTACGGTTATACCTAAGCTTATTCCATGCCCGGTGCGCCAAGAAGTGCGCTTGTGCGTAATTGGTCACGCCTTGGCTATCTATAGTCTTATAATTGGTACGCAGATCATCGGGCAACCTAATAATCGCTTCACCATAATTATCGTCAGGATCACGCCATTTAAGTTCAACACCATCATAATTATCTTGGATTCCAAAAAACTCAGTAACTGTCATGCTCTCCGGTACAACATTGCGATGGTTAAACAAAGCTAAGCTATTAGCCGTCTCACGCTCGAAATTAAAATAATGCAAACCGCCCTCTCTGCGTGCAGTACAAAACACTGCTTCAGCGACTGCAAATATCATCTCTTGATAACTACTGTGCTTGTCATCAAACGTGTAATTAAACTCGCATGCTTTGTTAGTGCCAAAATAAACGGCCATCTCATCACTCAAGTCATAAAAAGACTCGATATCAACTTCGGATTCATCCATTCGGCCAATATAAGTATCAATCGCCATCGCAATTGATATGTCAGCAAAATCGCTCGTCGGTAAAAAGCCGTTAGGCGTATCTAGCTTGCGGTGGACGACTGCGTTTAGCTCACTGGCATTAGTGCCCGACCCAATCGCCATACGACGCAGACGCGCGACAGTATCGTATTCGTAGACTGAGCGCTTCGTCTCGTAGCAGCTATATGCGCTTTCGAAAATTACATCGTCAATTAGGCTGGAGTCATTGCCATTGTCGTTAGAGCGCTTCGTTCTAAATCTAAACGGACCAGTGCTAGGCAGATCTCTTTTAATAGTTAATCCTATGGGGTTGCGGTTGTTAGCAATACCGCTCATAACGTCACCATACTTAAGTATCGGACCGGTTGGGATACCGTCTACAACCATCTGATACTCAACTTCGATTGCCACCTGCTGTGCCTCATCGCCCTGATATATACCGTTTTGCGCTAGATAGTTCAGGATAAAGCCAGTGCTATCTTTACTGCCCGCATAGTACCAGCCAATAAAGTTATTTTTTGAGCTCGCAAAGGTCACTGTTTTAGAGAGAAAATCAACTATTTGAGATTGAGTTAAAGTGCCTAATTTATTCCAGTCGCTATTCACAGCAGCCGGATTAACTAGCGTAAGATTTGTATCGGTGACGCTTGATACGGTGTATTCGCCCGATAAGTCCACGTTATTCTCATGATCTGTCAATACCCCTGACGTAACGCCCGTCGTGTTTGCCGTCAGCATATAAAAGCTTGGGTTAATATCTTTGTAGCCAGTGGCCAGCGTCAGCTCATAGACGTATGCGTTGTCACTACCAGACTTAACAATACTATCGACAACGTACTCACCTGCCAAATTCAAACTACCGCCACTTTCGTCGCTGACCAACAGTGATGTAATACGGATTTTTTTATAATCATTCGGGTTGGATATGCTTTGTTTTGCGGCGATGGTCAGTACACCATCAGTAATATCGATATTGGTATTGCCAGATATCACGCTGTCAGCAACCGTTCCGTACACTGCATTGGCAATAATAATCCTTTCGCCCGACTGAAACTCGCTGGTGAATTGAGCAATCTTGGGTTTAAGCAAGCTAATAAAGCTGCCATTGTTATCCCATTGTAGATTAGCGATCGTACCCTGGTCCGCTTGAACTTGTATCGTATTTGGCGAAGTAAAGACGACGCCTCGATATTCTAAATAACCGCTATTAGGTGAGCGTAGTGTTTGTTTGCCGTCAATTGAAGATACTTGCTTGGTAACTAGTGGTAGCGTATCAAACGCTGCGCCTATTTTGATTTGCGGATTAGGATCGATAAGCGACTGATTCGGCTCGTAGATACTGATTGATGCGCCTTCAATCGTGCTGATAGGCGTCTCACCTTCTTTGATACTATTCTCATCTATTGCAAATGATCCAGTACCAAAACAGAGCAAGCACTCCTCCACCTGAATGTTATCTTTATAGTAGCGGTAAAATGGCGCGATACCATCCGGTAAAGATTTGCGCCTCCCGTATATATCAGGCACACGCTCATTGACACGATGTTTGTTTTGACGCTGAGCGAGACTATTATTTGGTGACCCTGCTACATCTTGCGGCGTACTCATGTCAGGCATGTTCATATAAGTATAAACAGCGGTACCAATCGATATGACAGCAGCAATGATCCCCATAGTGACAGGATCGCGTGCATGGCATAGCACATAATAGTCACCAGTTACATCTTTGAGAGCCCAAGCGTCTATCTTAGTCTTTGGCGTCACATCATTCTGCACACAGATACTATCTTTATATAAACGTGCTGCTGGGTATTGCTCACGTACTCTCATCCATTCAGTTAATAAGCAAGTAAAGCTATGCTCAGTACATTCACTCGCATCAAGCTGATTATGAAAAATCTTTAACGTCATAAAAACGCACCTTTTTATATTGTCGCTTCATGCTACGCATAACCTCAAAGCGTGAACCAATTTCAGATAAATGCAAAACGCGGCCACAATAGTACAATCCGACATGGTGGCGGTTATCTAAGGTCATCATCAGCACGATGGTCCCATCACTAGGTTTAGCAACTAAAGTACCCTGCTCCATGGCAGCCTTGGACGGACTAAGTTCGGCATTCAAAGAGCCGGTCAACCCTAAAAAGCAATGGCTGAAATCGTAGTCAAACAGATGCTTACCAGCCTCGATCAAAAAATGGATGCAATGATAACTATCACGGTCAAACTTACGGCCAAGTAAAGTATCAATGCTTTTCATGCCAGCAGCCCTTTTAAGTCGGTGTAATAATCGGGCGAGTACGGTCTGCCTGTTTTGACTGTGTTCTTGTCTGGCGTCTTTGCGTCAAACGTCGTTGCCTGATGATCACGACTCATCTGCTCAACAAACAAGCCTTTCTTGATATCGATGGGCTTATCTTTAGCAAACGTCATTGATGAGGTGTCAAAAGCATAAGCGCGATAAATGACTTGCGGATATTCATCGTTGTCTGACGCTCTGATTTGCTTGATCAACGGTGGTACAATTTCACCCAGGTCACCTAGGGTGATATTAAGACTCTGATCAAGATCGTCAGAGGTAGTACCGTTATTAATAAGTAGTGGCGCAAACTCAAAATATACAGTCTCACCAGTCTCGAGCATGGCTTCAATGCCATCAGCATGGTTGGTTACGATACGAATGGGTATCGGCCATAAGCTATGGCTAACTTCTAGTGTTTCAAGCAATGCGATGCTAGGAGAGCTATCAAGATGCAGATCGGTGATATCATCAATTGTTACCATTGAATATCCTCCCTTGCATCTGGCATGTCTTCATTGACCAACTTTTCAACTAAGTTATTCAGTCTTGAAGGGTCGCCGTCGTTCCAAGCATCAAGAATCAATTGATCAAACTCCCTGCTTGTATGATTTGGTTTTAAGCGCAAACCAAATGACACGCTGTACACTTTGCCATCGCGCTCACCAACGCTTAACGAGCCAGCGATAAACTGGCAAACGTAGGTAGTAAGTTCAGTCTCCCCAACAATCAAACGCCAAAGAAATGGACGCGGATTTTCTTGATAGCTATCCCAAAATACCCAAAAGTATTGCTGCTTTCTTTTATCATCGAGCATGACTGATGGGTTGACAGTGTGTGTATTATTGACAAACTGGACGCGCTGACGGGCAAAGCCACCCATTAATGCTTGTTCTAACAGGTTGTTAGCCACTTCAGGTGTATAGCCGCGCTGAAGCGGGCGCAATGCAAAACTATTCATGAACGATTCACCTTTGCTGTGGTACCGCGCCTGACACTTTTGCTTTCGATCGAGTTGGCGCGGCCAATACGGCGGAATGATTTTTCAATCATTTTGTCCACCATGTCGACCGTTACTTCACCATTAGGACCTCTTGTGGCGGTGACTTGAGCACTTGAGTTGTTGTTGATGGTGATGTTGCCGGCGCTAGACTTTTGACCTTCAGACATAAACTTAACGAGGTCTTTGTTTTGCTTAGGGGACAGCACACGCTCATCTTTTTGCAGCAAGTAAGTTGCTTCCTCTGGCACATTGTCCAAACCGCCGTGGGCGATACCGGCAACAGATGGCGCTGCCATACCGCCAATACCAGCAGCTTGAGCTATCTGTATCGCTGATGCCGCCACCGCGCCCGGCATAGCGATATAAGGTCCGATCAAAGGAATAGCAGATAACGCATCAAAGGTGTTTGAGTAAGTCGTTTTCACTGTCATTAATGCTTTTTGTACAGCAAATGCCTTTTCCATGGCAAACGCAGCGTGATGCATCTTTGAATTTTCACCGAAAAACATGCCGGCTACGCTTGTCATAGCACTAAAAGCATTTTCTTGGATAGCGACGCGTTGTGCGGATTGCTGCTCATCAAGCGTTTGCTGTTTAAGCGCGTATTCTTGATCCATCGCCCACATGTTGTCCATGTGTTCTTGCTTAGCGAGTTCCAGTAATTCAAAACGTTCAAGTTCTGGTAGGAGGTAATCTTTGCCACGCTCATCTTTAGCGTTAATATCTTTCTGGCGGTTGCTGTAATTATCATTAACCGATTTGTAAGATTCGTCTTTGTCTTGACCAAACCGCCAGCCTGCATAACCCTCTGCCGACATAGTGCGCTGTGCCATGCTATCCAAGCCATTGCTAGCAGACGCCAAGCCGTTAGCCTTCATGCTGTTAGCAATTGACTGGTACATCTTGTCTTGCTCACGAGCTTTTGCACCAGCTGCCCATCTAAAGTTCTCTAAATCCTCTTGATAAGCACCGTTTTGCAAGTCAATAAGCATCTGTCTTGTTGGGTCACCTTCAACAAACTCAGTATTAATGCGCTCAATCTCTTTATTATGCGCGTATGTCAACTTTTCCTCATCTTGCATATAACTTTCAAGTATTGATTTTGCTTTTGCTGTGCGCTTCTCATCGTAACGCCCTTTTTCTGCGTTTGAATACTTGATGTGGTCAGCGGAGTCTTTAGCATATAAAGCATCAATCTCAAGCATATTATTGGTGTGCTCAAGGTCTATCTTTTCGCGCTCCGTAGCGTACTTAACTTGTATCGAACCTTGACGCTTTAGGGTTTCTTCTTGAAGTTTTTGAGCTTCTTGCGCTTGCTTGGTCACGGTGTCGTAAACTAATTTGCTTGTATCGGTCGTGGCTGACTTCATGTAGGCAAGTACGTTTTTGGTGTACTCTTTAGTCTGACCGATACCCGTTTTCTTATTTCTAGCCCAGCGGTCAGATAGAATTAAGGACATTGGGTTTTTATCTACATTACCCTCGCCCGTGTTGTAAGCTGCAATCGTTTTGGTTAAGTCGTGGTCGAACCGCTTATAAAGCCAGCTTAAGTACTTAGCAGCACCCTCTGTTGCTTGCTCCATATTGTAGGCGTTATCCACCTTAAAACGCTCAGCGGTGGCATCGATAAGCTGAAAGCCGCCTTTCGCTCTGCCATACTTGGTTACCGGTCCTTTTGCTTGTGTATTGCCGTGTGATTCCTGCATGTGTATGCCGGTCATCAATCCCTGTGGTAAGCCGTACTGAGCCTCGTAACCTGCAAAGTCGTACTTCTCAGCATTAGCCAGTGCCTTTGCGTTCGGTGCGAGCTTGACCGTGCCCGCTGTCTTTTGAGCTTTAGCTAGCGCTTTCTCCCTAGCTTCTATAGCTTTAGTGTTAGCGTCATGCTCAACCGTATTTGTTTCTAATCCGCTTGTGTACTGCTGTGTTGCGGCGCTAGTTGCATATAATGCACCAGCCAGACCATTTAAGGGCTTTGTGCTTGACTCAAACATACCGCTAGTGGCTGTCAGCATATTTTTGACTTCACTAATTATGTCGCCACCTAGGTTTGCACCTATCTTCACATAATCAATAGCGCCTTGTTTTAACACTCTCGCCTTAGCGACCAAACCCTCAGCATCAAAAAAGTTACTTGTAGTTATGCCGATATTAGCGACCTGCTCTCCGAATGCTTGAACCAATCTAATTATAATCTTTATGCCGCCTGCAACACCTACAATGCCAGCCGCTACCGTCTTAGCAATAATACCCACAGACTCCATTGTTGTGCCAAACTGACCACCTTTAGTCTTGCCTTCAACAAAATAACCCATTAAATTATTCAATACTGGCATCATCTGCACTGCTAGCTGTGTTTTAAAGCCGTCAAATTGAGTTGATACCGCTTGCGTTTGTGCTGTCAATCTTCTTGATTGCTCGATAGCAGCTTCGGTCTTAATAACCCCTGCTGCCTCTAGCTCTACGCCGTACTTGTTTAGTATGTCGCCGCCATCAGCAAACAAGGGCATCAAGTTACCCAAGTCACCCGCCAAGCTTTCAAAGACAAATCGCTGCTCTTGCGATGTTGCGCCAAGCGCGTCCATTTTATCTTTGACCAATTGAATGGCCTCTGCGCCGTCTTTACCTTGAAGTGTCTTGCCAAGGTTGCGAATTTCTTCGTCTGTCATCTTGGTATTGTTTTGTAAGGCTTCAAAGAAATCGGCTGCACCACCACCACCTGTTGCACTAAACTCACCCAACTTCTCTTGCACATCGCCCAATATCCCTGCGAGGGCGTCTTGTTCAACGCCTAGCCCAGCAGCGGCATAACTTAAGACTTGAAAGTTTTTTAAGCTTGTATTGGCTGTATTGGCCATAATACTTAGTTGCGCGTCAGCCTTGGCGGATTCCATCGTAAATGATATCAACGCGCCAGCCGCGGCCGCGACACCTGTTGCTGCCATCGCTCCAAAAGCCAATGCCGCTTTGCCAAGATTTTCAGTAACTGAACTATTAATATTGTTTGTACTATCACGCGCTTGGCGTTCAGCTTGCGTTAGGCCGTCGGTAAACTCACTCAGCCGTACTGCCAAATCTAGTGTTAATGTGCCAAGTGATGTTGAGGCCATGACGGTAAATCCTTATTTTGGGTGGTATATTTCCGCATTTAAAACACTGAATTTAATAATTTATTTCAAAGGGTCGGATTTCAAATCTAACCCTTCAATATCAGGGTTACGCATTTCAAATGCGGAATTCAGCAATTTATGCTCTATTCAATTGAGCAATTGCCAATATAATTAGTGCCGCAGCAACTGCCAGAGCCACAATAAGCCCTGACGATGCAAGAATAATTCCTGCTATATCTGCACCTTTCTGACTCATACCGCCTCCTACTTTTAAGTCGGTTTTAGATGTGTTAAAATTAAACGGTAATTTCATTGTTAATCCTTATTACGCAAGGGTTAATATAAAAACCCCTAAAGGTTGCTGCCTTTAGGGGTTTTGCTTTGGGTATAAAAAAGCCGCTTTAATTAATAAGCGGCTTTTCAAAATTCGTTAGTTGGGGCTGTATCAATGTTTGTAAGTAAATTATGGCTCGCTCATTGGTCTGTTTCTCTTGCTTGCGACTGTTTAGCCCTTTGCCGTGAAATGAACCTTTAGCCTGTGAGATATTTTCTTGCATAAGCACACTATTAAGCTCATCTTGCATTCTTTGATGTTTGCCAGTCCAGTATTGCCAAAGTACATCATCACACTCATTCTGATAGCGTATGATCTTATCTTTAATCTCTGGTTTAACCTTGTTTGGACTGATAGTCATCAACCAACCGAATAGCTTGCGTAGCGGCAAACAAGTATAAGCACGTCGCTGAACATCCCCATCTATCTGCATCACGATTTCCGTGACGCAGGTGCTAAAACGACTTTTAAGCTTCTCGTGCTGTGACTGCCAAGCCAGCCCCATGTTTTCAACAATTGGGCGCATGGGTATGTAAGGCTCACCTTCGTGATTGATAACAGACAATTGGTCTTCATGAAAACTAATACTGATTGGATAACTCATAAGTTTCTACTCTCATGACTTCTACCTTGAGATAGGAAGGGGCTGGCAACCAAGGTAGAAAACATTGGCCAACCCCTAAAACGTAAAATTCGGATAATAAAAAACCCCAATCATTGCTGACTGAGGTTTCTTAAAGTATTTTTAGTTTGTTAGATTATCTTACTTCTCTCGCAGTTTCACTTTTCAAGCTCTCAAACACACTAAACTGGTGTTCGTTGTGCTGGCGTATGACTTCTATACCGCAATCCAATGATGCCAGTGCTTTTTTTATCACACCGATAGCGTGGCGGGTTTCTTCAACTCTTTGACTACCGATAGCGTGCATATCGTTAATATACTTTGAGTTATTGGCATTGCTTGCCTGCCGTGCCAGTATCACATCATAAACAAAGGCGACCGCTTCAGGCAGCTTCGACTCTGGTATCTGGTCGATGTGCTCAACGTTGTAATGACTGGTCACTATCTTATAAGCATCACTGATAAGCATATTGCCTACTGCAAGACGATCACATGCTTTCCTAAGCGGCGTGCGTTGATGTGATGTAGTCTTTACTTCACGCTCCAATATATCCAGCACCCAGACTCTAAAAGCTTTGGCGATATCAGTACGGGCAAACATAGCGAGCAGATGACAACCACGAAGTGAAAATATGCGTGTTTTTACCGTCAAGCCCTTTGTTTTCGACGAGGTGGTCAAATTGACCCCCTCGATAGTTTTTGTCATATTTGTACCGAACTCATCTTTGTTACGACTGAATATTCTGTTGACACTTTTATAATCTACATACCCAAGCGCAGCCGCCAAGTCACTGGAAGTCAGCCAAACTTGGTCATCTTTATTAATTGTGGTAAGAGTAGTGCCGTTAAAGGTTAGTGCGTTCATGATGAACTCCTTCTTGTTTCTTCGAATTTGCCCAATAAAGGGCGCCGAGAGGTTCGAAACCGTCAAGAAGAACGGCGGGCAGTTTTCCCCACGAAAGGTATTGTATGGCTGCCACCCTCTCGACATAGAAACATGTGGTTTATCACAACGACACAGATAGCTATTATGAGAGTTTGCCTTTTGCATAGGCATAAAAAAGCCACGATTACGCTTGTGGATTGCGCTTCTTGATTGGAGGTTTCGACGCCTCGTTTATGATTATGTATGAAAAAACCCACCTTGGCAAGTGGGTTTATTTTCAATCATCATATTTTATTTATCGAAGCCTTTGGTGACTTTATATTTAATTTGCTTATTGTCGGCATCGATGACATCTATCAAAGCGCCTTTGTACCCAATTTCCTTGGACTGTGATAAGTCGTATTCAACATCATTATTAAAAGCCGGTCTTGCTGTATCGCTGCTAAATTCACGATAGCCAATATTTATCTTATTACCTACCTTGCCGTTATAGAGTAGTGTCTGTTGAAAGCTGTTTTTATTAGCAATCGCCCAATTAGTCTTTTGGTACGGAACGTCTGTAGTACAACTGCTGACATAGTTATAAATTGTCATGACGCAAAGAGCTTTGTCCTCTTTTCTAATAGCCAACAAAGCAGGTGGGTCTTTTAGCAGGCCTTTCGTAACGTCGCCAGCGTCAACATCCTTAGAGATTTTATACTGCTCATACTTTTCATCTTCACCTTGTTTCGCAAAGTAGCCTGGTGATACTTTATTACCAGACATATTGTAGTAGTCATCTATATAGATAGCATCTTGTTGAACCATCATTCCCTGCGTCAGCATATGACTGCCAAGGCTCGCAGTAGTCACCTGTCCGATTGGGGGCTTGCTTATCTCTTTGATTTCGGGTTTGTAATTGTAGGCAGGTGTCGCGCAGGCAGACAAAAAGCCAGCCGTTACAATTGATGTAAATAGTATCTTTTTCATAATACAGTTCGCCACAGTTAAATAAAGGTCAACTATAACCGATTGGAAACACTCTAGCAATATTATTTAATCCGTCAACTGCTCCTCAAAACCAATCTCAACATCATCTTCATGCGGCATAAACTCAAGGGGCTCTACCCAGTCCTCAAATTTAAGCTCTTTGTTAATGTTCATTGCAATGATATTGGCGGCTGCTTGCTCAACACGCCTACCAATGTTTAGACTGCCACGTATATCGCGATACTCAGCCCATTGGTTAATCTCTAGCATGGTCAGATTTGATTTAACTTGATGAATGGTATTTCCGCCGATACCTGACAGCGCAAGCTCAAAAAGCAATTCGTTTTCACCTGCTATGAAGCCTTTTTGCTCTTGGCTTGCATCGCCTTTTTTATATTCTCAGTGCCCCACACTTTATCAAAAACTGCAGACGCCAGTGCTTGCACAAAATTTTCTTCTATCTGTTTTTTGGTAAACATCACTTTGTCGTTGTCGTCTACTAAGGCTTTACTGATCCACTCACTAGCTACGCTTTCTTGATCGTGCATACGCTTCAGTAATGTCTCAGTTTCAAAAAATGGTAGCTGCTTGATGCGCACATCAACACTGCACTCTTCGCCGTTGTGGAAAAATTCCACGGTTTCATCGCGTACTTGCGAGACAAGGCTACCTGACTTAATATCGGCTAGATTTAACTTGGCCATCTTTACAATCCTCTAAAAATAGTTAAGCCCCAATTAAGGGGCTCATCGTTCGTTTATTTTGTCAGCGCTTTAGGCTTATGGCGTGACAGTCTTGTATGCCGTGATAGCTCGAGACTGACGCTTCATCGATACAGTATTTTTAACCAGTGAATCAGGGTCGAAAGTTGGTGCGCTATTTTTTAGCAGGGCCGTAAATGATGTCCAAGTCCGACCTTCTGGCAGCGTTACCACACCGGTCAAAGCCTCAATCTCTGGGCTAATCTTACCGTCAGCCCAACCAACGAATACTTCTACGCCTTCACGGTCATCAGCAAGCTGCAGCAAAGTAATATGAGTGGCGTTTTCAGGATCAGTATTAATCGTAATAGATCCTTCGCCCGGTGTATTCAGCCCATAAGTAGACGTTGCTGAATCCTCTTCCTCTAAGCAAGTGTCAGGGATATCTGTTGGACTGTCATCGCCCAGCACAATACCAGTAATACAAACCATCTTAGTCAGTATCGCCGCACTATCTTCACCGTGTTTAATCCAAACATTCGTGCCTTGCGCCAGTACGCCTTTTTTAATCTTAGCCATAATACTATTCCTGTGAGTAGTGGGTTTTCTTAACGCTCTAGGATCCAATTTGCATCGAATCCACGACCATAAAGTTTTGCTTTGCTGTCATATAGACTGATAGATGGATTTGATATCCAAGATTCTTTTTCGAGCGCTGCTCGACAAGCATCGCGTAAAATATAAGCGGTCTTTGCATCTGTTGCATAAACCATCAATTGATACTGCGTGTCGTCAAAATTTGCGGGCTCATCCAAATGATTGTTTGCTTGTCCTGATATGGTTTGCCAGACGATGTATGGCGGTGATGTGTCATGTGGCGCAATATCTTCAAACACTTTACTCTCGACATTAATGAGCGCCGCCAAATCAATATCAGCGTTAAGTGTGCGGTATATCGGTAAAAAGCTCATATTTCACCCATTAAAAAAGCCCTTGCTGTTTCCAGTAAAGGCTCGTTGATTTAATTTTAAGTTTTAAGCTGTTTTCTGCTCAGCGATATGTTTTAGGTGCTCAGGAATATTATCAGGTAGCCTAGCCCCTTTTGATATATTGTCAAATTCCCATAATGGCTGCAGGTTTGTGTGATGGCACAGCTCAATTAAATGCTCTTTAGTTTCAGCAATTGCCAGTGGCACAATGTGGTCAACGTGCCAATCGCCGTAATTATCCCAACTCATGCCATTAGTAAACCGGGCTTCAAGATACGCTCTAAGCTCAAGCCATGAACAGCCTAGGTAGTCATTTACTTTTAACCATTTGGTTTCACCACGTTTAGCTAATTCAAACTTAAAACGCCCACGCATATTCGTTTGCAAGGCGTAAAGTTTGTCAGTTTTTCGTCTTTTCTTAACATACTCTCTTGAATATTTATTGATCCGTTCGGATTCACGTTTTTGATATTCGGCCTGTCTGGCTATTATTATCTCTCTATTCTCAGCATAGTACCTAGCATGGCGCTGTCTTATTTTAGCTCTATTTTTAGCTCTATATTTTGCCGTCTGCTCAAGCGTATGCTCTCTATTTTCAATGTAACGCATTTTACTTTTAGCTAGATATTCATCCTTTTTAGCTTCATAGCACCGCTTTTTTGCTGACGCCACTTTTTCAGGGTGCGCTTCGCGGTATTCTTTAGACTTGGCTACAGCCTTATCTCTATACCTAGGATATGATTCTTTTCGCATGGTGCTACGGCATGGTTTGCAATATATAGCAAAGCCATCTTTTGCATTCTTGTCTTTTGTGAAATGCTCAAGTGATTTCGTTTCTTTGCAACGGGTACAGGTTTTCATAATATTTACTCTGCTATACAACCCTTGTATTATCTCACATTTTACTAATTTCTTTGTCCAGTTCTTCTAAAAATGAGCGCTTGAACTCAGCTTGAACTGCATCTATGTTGTTATTCAGCGCTGGACGTAACAAAGGGGTGGCTGAGTTGGTAGCTGTCCCATATTCCAAATAACGCCAGTAAAAAGTGTCACCACCGGGGTTCTTCTTATCCCCTTGGGTTTGATACCTGCGACCTATTCGACCTGCCCGCCTATTGTCCGCATTGGTACCGTAATTTCTAGCACCGCCTTTGACGCCCACTTTCATCATGACAAAGTCGCCCTTAGTTTTACTAGGCTTAGTGACAATGTTTTTCCAAATCTTTTCAGGACTGTGTTTGTCATCGAGCGCCTTGGCGTTTTGCACAGCGTCTTTCTTAACAATGTTCATTGCTTTGCGTGATGCGCGTGTCGCAGCGTTTTTAACTTTGCGTGGCTTACCCAGCTGCCGAATCTTGGCAAGAACCTCATCAAGTCCAGTGATTTCGTTTGCCATGATTAGTCCTTAAACTGCTCAACCCCACCTGAAAGATTAAACGTGGTATATTCCAGACCGCTATCGCTATCATCAAGGCCTTGGCTACTTATGGCAAAGAGTCGACCCTTCCAAATCACGCGCATTGTCGTATCGATATCAAGACCAGCGCTATATCGCACTTTCATTCGAGCGGTAATTTCAGAGTCTGCCGCTTGTGCACTGATCAAGTCTTTAGTAGAGAGAGGGGTGATCTTTGCATATGCCTTTTTGTAGTCGATCCACTCGGATGGCAAATCATATCCGTCGTCATCGCGGCCGCCTTTCACATAGCTTTGGATAGTGACACGGTGTCTTAACTCGCCTGCATTGACTGCCATATCAATCATCCATATCTAAAAAGCCAGACCCTGTTTCGTCATCGTCGTCTTGCTGCTCGATGAGCTCGCTTAATATTTCGTCATTCTGCTCAATCAAACGCAATATCACTTGTTCTTTTTCACTGGACTGCTGGATTAGTACGCTATTTTGTTCGACCAGCTTGGTCACCAGTTTTATTAAGCTTGGCAATAAGTCGCTTTGCTCGATCCCTTGCTTCATCGGCTCTTTGTTTAATCCACTCACGGCGTGCCTCGCATCCTTTACAAGTCATTGTTAAGTTCCCATTCGTCGGTAAGGTTGTAGCAGAGCCTTAGCCCCCATTGGCACTTCAATCATGGACGATTCAGATACCGCCTCACGATGGGCATACCAGTGACCAACGATGAGTAAGGTAGCCTGATCAATAGAAGCATTGTCGATCACACCATACTCATCGTCTTCTGGTACCGCCAATTCGTAAATAGTCCGGTCAATATGTTGTTGAATATGATCACGAGCAGCTGCCATGTATCCCGCCAGCAGCGCATCTTCATCTTCATGCTCGATGCGGCATTGAAATTTTACCTGCTCAAGTGTCACCATAATTAATCTGCCTTGCCGTCGGTTTCCGCTTTATCTTTATCTTCAGCAGCAGCAATCGCACGCTCTTCTGCTTCTTCATCTGCTTTAGCTTTGGCTTGTTTTTCGGCTTTAGCAGCTTTAGCTAATTCAGCTTTAGTTGGTTTTTTTTCATCAACTTCAGCTTCTTTATCAAGATTATCAACCTCGACAGCATAGCCTTTGTCCACAAGTTCTTTGCCTTCTACAGCATTGACCTTTACTGTCTTACCATTTGCGACGGTAGTACGACCTACCATCATGTATTTCAATGTACGAATAAGCATAGCTACTACTCCTTTTTGTTAATGCAAAGCTAACTGAAATAATTAACTTTGGATTAATAAAAAACGAAACCCGTTAGACGAGTTTTGTTTATTGTTTTTTTCAATAAGAAAGTTTCTTTAAATGATTAAGCGTTCAGCAAAGTCTTAGCTGCAGCGAAGTCACCAAAAATGAACGACTCAGGACGCTTGACGACTAGGCCAAGGCGCTCTTCGCAACGGATAGAAACCATGTTGTCTTCAAAGTCAGTATCGTTTTCAGTACTGATAATAACGTTTGCTTCTTCACGGTCAAAGATTTGAGCAGCACTTGCGAATGCGCCAGTCAAGAACTTACCACGGAAATCAGGCTCATCTGTGTCAACAACTGGCAAACTCCATAGCGTATTACCAACCAGGTTCATTGGATTAGCCATAATATAATTACCAAGGCTATTCTTAGTGAGTTCAATTTTTGCCCATTCTAAGAAATCCATAACCGTGGCAGTTGCTGGTAAACGAGCAAGACGTGCCTGCAACATTGCCAAGCGAACGATGTCGATATTAGTAACAGGCGCTTCAGGATCGAATGGAGACGAAAAAGCGGTTGCTTGTGGCACGATACCAGTCAAATTACTACCGGTACCGTTTCCAAATAACAATTGGCGCTCTTCTTCTTGCTTAAGACCAAAGCGCATTTCAGCATCAATCGTTGACATGAGCTGACTCATATCATCAAGAATTTGCTTAGATGCCTTAAACATATGAGCGATAGTGCCAACTTGCGTCATTTTAGTTGCAAACGCAATGTCACTGTAAGGCTTCTTAGTGCCTTCTGGCACAATGGCAGCTGCATTAGTAAAGCCTGTCTGCTGCACCCAAAACAAAGCATTGCTCTCGGTTGTACCAGGTGCGATAAGATCGCGAATGAATAAACGTTGTTTAGGCTGCTGATCAATACCAGGCAATCTCATAGGTTCAATAACACCAGGCACATCAGCAGTTGTTAATGCATCTTGTATTGGAATACGCAACTTGTCGCCATGTTGTAGATTTTTAGCAAACTCTGCTAAACCCTCAAAGCTTGCAACTGTTTGTCCAATGGTTTTAGCAGATGGACGACCAGAGTTGTTTTCATTACGCTTGAACAACTGCTCAGCATCACCAAGCTGCGCCTCAAGGGCGTTTTGCTTAACTTCTAATGCGTTAGCAAGAGTCAATGCTTTATCTGCAGCGTTCTTAGTTTTTGTACTAACTTCGCCATGTCGACGTGCTTCTTCCAAAGCTTTTTCAGCTTGTGGTAGTAGCTGTTCATGGGTAATTTTAAGCTGCTTATTGACAGCTTCAAGTTCCGCTTTAATATTTAAATCTGACATTGTCTGTCTCCAAAAACAGAAAAACCACCAGACGGTGGAATATGAGGTAATAATTAAGTTGGGTTTGAGTTGAGGTCAGTCTTTCAACTGGTAGGGATTAGCGGCAATAGCGCGCAAATCTTCGACCAAGTTTTTTATGTCAGCAGCGTCATGCGTACTGTTTTGAGTAGCGTCTGGCGTACCCTGTTTTAATTCTGCAAATAATTCACGGCGTTCGCTCCGCGGGATACCTTGCATGGCCATCATACGGTCAATCTTACGGACAGCGTTTGAAGTGTGCTTGTTGTCTACGTCATTGGTAATAACATCTGAGTCGAGATAACCATCAGCAAATCCCATTTCAACAGCCTTCTTGCCACCGATCCATGTTTCAGCATCCATTTGAATAGACAACTCATCTGCATCAATACCGCTACGAACGTGATAAACATCAGCGATCGTAGTGTCGATTTGCTCTAAGAAGTCCGCAATGTCGCGTAAGTCGTTACGGTTCCCGCCAGCGATAGTCCAACTGTTGTGGATCATAAAGAAACCAGCACGTGCAATCTGCAACTCATCGGCTGCCATTGCAATGAACGAGGCTGCTGAAGCAGCCACTCCAAGAACTCGGACAGTTACTCGGCCTTTATGCTCACGTAGTAAATTATAAATTGCCAAACCTTCGAAGACATCGCCTCCTGGTGAATTGATATTGACGATGACATCACTATTACGCCCTATGCTACGAAGTGCCGCATTAATGCGCTGGGCTGTGGTACCGCTATCAGTCCACCAGTCATAGCCGATGGTATCTAAAATATTGATGACATTATCGTCTTCACTCGTATCCGCGGCTTTAATAGTGCCATCCCACAGCTCAAGCGCTTTGGGTGTAACATCTGTGTGGGCCTGTGCACGATGTTTCTGTTCTGGCGCCTTAGGTAGTTGACTGCGTCGGTTCATTTTTTGCTCCGTAATTTGTGCCCACTTGGTCAATCCCAATCAAAGCAGACTGCACTGTATATTTATCACCGCCCTCAATAGGCGGTAGATTCTCAAGACGTCGTACTTCGTTGCGGCTCATCCATCCATTATTTAATGCTGAGTTATAGTAAGCAGAACGTCCAGCACTATCCGCTCTTAATAACCCTTCAACTGAAAACTCGACCGTAATATTGTCAGCATCAAGAGGACTTAATAAGCACCGGCGTATCTCTTGTTCAATATTGACTAGTATCGGACGCAAAGTATTAGTTAAGAACTGAAGCCATTGACCATCAACTGATGACGCCCAACTTGATGACTTATCCATATGGCCAATCATGAATGGCGGTACACGAAACAAGCGGCATATCTCTTCAACATTAAAGCTTCGCGTCTGTAGCAACTGTGCCGCTTCTGGATTCATCGTAATGTTCTGATACTTCATACCAGACTCAAGAACCATGATGCGACCAGCGTTTTCACTTGAAGCATATTTGGTAACGTTGTCTCTAATCTGCTCACGCTGATCAGTTTTGAGCTGCATATCAGTACTTAAAAAACCAGAAGGTTGCATGCCCTTTTTAAAAAACTTACCTGCAGATTGATCAGCAGCTGTTGCGCTACCAACGGTTTCTCGACCTTGTGCAATTGGTGACAAACCAGCCAAGCCGTCAATACCAAAGCCACGAATATGCATCATTGCATCTTCAAATATAACTCGCTCTTTACCATTTTTGATAACTTTGTATTCAAGAGCTCCGCTCTCTAATCTCTTTTGACGTACTGTTTGAGGCAATAAAATGTCAAGAGAAACCAAGCGCGTACCAATGTAAATCTTTTCAACATAAGCATTTCCCCATAGGCAGATACTCGCAATGATCATCAACATAAAACGGCTAGGTGTATACTCAGCATTCGGCTTTTGCGAAAGTAACTTATGCAAAGGGTGAGTCTTGGCTACTGTTCGGCTACCGTCCTTATTGTTTTGATATACCTTGATGGGTAGCGTTGATATTGTTTCACTGAGCAAGCGCGTACACGCCCATACCGTCGACAACTGTAATGCGCTGTCTACAGTCACATGCTTTCCACTTGATGTACTATTACCACCCATCAAGTTGAGTATCTGACTGCTGGTTAAATCTGTTATTTGATGCGGTACACCCATAAACTCCAATATTGCGGCTCTAATAGGGCCTATTTTCTTTCTCATAAACCCACCATAATTGGATTGTTTGTAAAATTATCTAAGCTATTTGCACCGTTGTCACCAGCCAGCACCATTGCACGACTGATACCCATTAACAGTGCAACAGCACCATCAATCTTTTTGTACTTGGTTTCTTTACGCGGGAAAACGTTGTTGTTTGCATCCTCACGCGATACCACATTGCCAATCATCCAAGATAAGACTGGATGGCCATCATGATGAAACCGTCCACCTTTCATTGCAGCTTCTAATTCACGCATAGCAGGAGAAAAAGACTTAACAGTTTTAGGTATTTTGACAGCATCGTAACCCGCCTCTTCAATAGTAGCGGCGACTTGGAAACCACCCCACTCATCATAAGGAACTTCGGTCAATGGGAAGTTGCCCGCATCAGCCACCAGATCATCAGCAATAGCATTCAAGTCGTTTTCAGCACCATCATGAACTTCAAGCAAACCTTGATTCATCCACTTCTGGTACCGCTCGATGGCTTGCTTCTCATCGCCCTTATAAACCGTATCTTCTGGTAAATAAAACCATGGCGATATGCAGTAGTAATGCAGTCGCCCATCGTCTTCATAGCGATAAAATAAGTTGATGCGTGCAGCAATATCAATCTTGGAAGCCAAGTCAATTGGCATCACACAAGGTGTTGTTGAAAAATCATCAAGATTTAAACTGTCATCAGCACAGGCGCGCCAATGTTCCATATTAAAGAAAGCCGATTTTGCAGATACCCAAACATTTAGGTGCTTGGTCTTAAAAGAGTTTTGACGGCTTGCATTATTAATAGCCTTGGTTTGCTGCGATGCTAGGAAGTCAGCATATACGGACACATCATAATTCGGGTTTGCTTTGATCAGTACGTTTGGGTCCGTCCAATCATCCCCGTCATCGATGCTCCATATCCAACCAAACAATTCATCATCTGGCACATTGCCAAGCAGCATATCTTGCACACGACTGCGAAGCTCATAGCAAGGGCCTTCAATATTATGACCCGCTGTGGTAATGACAAACATCATTGGTTGGCGACGCGCACCCATACCCGTTTGCATCGTGTCATAGAGACGACTATCAGGATGCTCATGGTATTCATCGACGATGGCGCAATGTGGTGACTGACCGTCTGGTGGATCACCGATAATTGGCTCGAACAAAGAACCGTCATCAGGTCTTTCAAGACTGGCCGCGTTAATCTGTATGCCGGTTGCTGCTACCAAAGCAGGCGACCGCAATACCATCAAACGAGCAGGTTTAAAAACTTCCCATGCCTGCTTCTCAGTTGTAGCACCAGAATAAACCTCGCTACCAAACTCGCCATCGTTTGCAAACATATTGAGAGCGACGCCGGCAGCAATTGCTGACTTACCATTCTTACGTGGCACCTCCCAATAGGACTCACGGAAGCGCCTGAACCCATCTTTTTTACGCATCCACCCGAATGTGACCGCGATACCAAATTTTTGCCATGGCTCTAACTGGATTTTTAAGCGCTTTAAAGCCCATTCACCTTTGGTATGAGGTAGCAACTCAACAAAAAGAATCTTCTTTTCGGCTGCTTTTGGATCAAATTTGTATGGATAGTCACGTTTTTTTGATGCTTTTAGGTCGTCTAAGTGACGTTGGCAAGCCAGAACTACCCATTTGCATGCTGCAATTTTGCCTTTGATGACTGCTCTTGCCCACTTATTGGCGATATCAACATTAGGATAATCGACCATATTTATCTCGCTTGAGCAGTCACATATTCAGCACACCAGCAAATGGATTGGTTTGGTTTTTATCGCCAGCGCCAGTCAGTCTTTGACGAGATGAAGGATCTAATCCTAGTAAGCTGCCAAAAGTTGCCATCTGTCTTGCTGCCTCATTGAGTGCGGTTAATGCTGGATTTTTAATTGGACTACCTGATGCGCCAAGAACCGTAACACCTTCTTTTGCAAGCTCCATCTGGCTTTTACGGTAAGTGTCATAAGCCATACAAAAAACTTCGACGTTATGCATGTCAGTAATTCTTAGCAACTCATTCTCAAGCAACTCTGGAACTATCGAGCGCCAGATCATTGGTGCAAATTCTAAATCGCTCATATATTCGGGCGGCTCAATGTCGACCACTTCGCTAAATGTTGGAACGTTGATATTTTTATTTTTCGATTTTCTAGGATCAGCCTTGCGGCCGCGACCTGGTACCGATGCGATTCCTCCCATATCAAAAAATCCTTAGTCCGTCAATAGGGCAAACTTTTAATTCAACGCTCGTAAAAATGTACTTTAGGGGGCGGTCATTAGGGGCTTCTGGCTGAAGGATTGATGTACCCTCCCCCTTTATTCATTGGCCGTTTTGGTTCGATGGCATTTTTTACAGAGCGATTGGAGGTTTTTAAGCTCGTCGGTACCGCCATTTGCCTTGTTAATTATGTGGTCGACGTCGGTTGCTGGCACGTATCTGACTGACTTGCTACAAGATACGCATAGATAGCCATCACGGCGTAGTACTTCTTCGCGAAGCCTACGCCAAGCGTGTCCGTAACCGCGTGCTGTGGTACTACCTTTGCGGTCTGGTCGCTTGGTCCAGTTGCTGCGTTGGTCTGCATGCTCATCACAGTATCCTTTGTCTTTACGAGTGGTTAGGTTTGGGCATCGGTATTGACGGCAAGGTGTGGACGGCATTACTTATCATCCTTGGCTTCGATAAACTTAATGAGCTGCTTAGCTTCTGTGTTGCCGCGGTCAGCACGGTCTTGCAACAGCTTGCGTTGATGCGCCTTGAGTGTAGGAGTCTCAGCATTGTCGTAGCTGTCATAGAGCTCTTTGCCTGAGTATTCGTACAACATGACAGCAACTCCATGACCAAACGTTAGACATAAAAAAGCCCACGCTATTTCTAACGTGGGTAAATAGATTAGGTATTATCACGTATTAAGTAATAGCTACTTTTTATGTGTGCCTTCTACACCACGACGCATACGCTCAATAGTTCGTTGTTGCAACCAGTGCTGCGCTTCTTCAATATGAGTCAACGCGCAGGCATTTTCTTTGCAACGATATTCACCATCTTGAAAACCGCGCAATCGATCCGCAACAATCTCAAGCAACACTTCATTTGTTAAGCCATTCACACCATGCTCGTTAATAGGACCGTTTTGAAAACGAACATCAACTAGCGTGCTATTGTCATGCGTTACTTGATAATGATGATTGGCGTTGCCCTGCCCTTTTTCATCCATCGCTACCAATGATAATGCGTCATTAGTTGGGTTAATGATGTGACCTTTAATCTCTCTCATAATAATACCTACTAAATTCGGGACATAAAAAAGCCCACGCTATTTCTAACGTGGGTAAGGAACATTGCAAGAAGGCGCCAACACATCATGATGACTACACGCCACATGCAACGTGCATCAGTCAGTGAAGACTTCGATTTGGTTTGCAGTGCCACCTGCTAGCGGGTATCTCTATGGCATGTGCTGACTGTGGCTAAATCAATCAGGCATAAAAAAAGACGACCGGCTATTAAACCTATCGTCTTTTATTTCTTTGGCTCTACTTACAACTGAAGCCAGTATGACAAATACTACCCCATTCGGGCAGCATGGGTCAAGCGTTATCATCCACCTTATTAAGCTGGGCGCGATAATTACCAATAGAGTAATCAATCCGCCCAATCATATCGAATAGATCGTGTGTCATCTGTCTTTGGTAAGTCAGCCATACATTTGTATATGTACTAGCATTAACCTCAATACCGCAGAACTGCAACCGACCTTTCACTGTATATATATCCCACAGCTCATACAATTCAAAATGTAATACCATGCGTGCCATCAGCCGTGCCAGCTCAGACAGGCTGTGAGTACATGCCTGCGGTTCTGAACGACCATCCTTCTTACAGCGCTCGACCATCTTAGCTGCTAGATATATTACCACCTCATCAAAGTGCCGTGACCAATCCCAGTTGGCATCACTACCCCACAGCAATATACTTGCCAGCGACTTGGCTGGCTTGTCTTCAATCAGAGCAATGGCGGCACAATGGTCTTCCCAGTTTACTTCAGGAGGTAGACCGCCAGCACCAATATTAAACTTCACAGTCTTAGCGTGCATGCCTTGCTCAAGCCAGCCTTGGTTTGATAGCTGCAGGTTTGGTGATTGACCAAAGTTGTTAGGCAATTCATCAATCCAAACGTGTGATGGCGACTCCTTTTTAACCACAGTTTCATCTACCGCTGCTTGAGCTTGGTCGACTGGCACAGCGTAACTGAGGAACTTCTCAATAGACACAACTCTTTCTTTTTTACGGCTTTCATTATTAGGCCATTTAAACCTAACCTCTCCTTTATCAGCATCAATATGCAGTACCTTAATCGCTCCACCTTCTTTATCAACCCAACCAGTCTTATTATCAATACCACACATCGCCATCCCCTCAATATCAATCACGTTTAAAACCAACTCTTGCAACCATTAACAACGCCAAGAACCCAAGTAATACTAACAATGAGCCTGATAGCTTATATAGAGATAGCACAACCCATGATACAGCCAATACTAATACCACGTTATAAATCATCGCCATTAGTGCATGCCAGCATTCTGGCCAATATTTCCAGTCCATAATCATCTGCTCCTTTAATCTGAGTTGGTGGCATAATCCGCCCATTCTGTTTGTATTAATTCATAATCCAGCATGCCCGATGGTGGGTTAAGGTAATCGCAATCTGAGCACCTGATCATTAAAAAACCATTAGGGTAATCACTGCTAGCAGGGCGTGGTCTAAGCTCTAAATCACTGATTACAAATTTTATAACTTGATAACAGTTGCCACATATCACTTGATAGTTTTTCATAAGCCTCCTTTAATAACTACTAACCAGACCGTGTTAAAATAAATACCTAGCAATTGGTTGTTATGTGAGGATGCCTAATGAATTCCGGAATATATGAAATAAGAAACATGTTGAATAACAAAATATACATAGGTTCCTCTATTAATATAAAAAGCAGGATTAAGCGGCACTTCAATGACCTTAAAAAAGGATCTCACCATAGTTTGTTTCTCCAAAGATCTTTTAATAAACACGGATCAGAAAATTTTTCATACAGAATTATCGAAATCACATCACAAGATAACTTACTGCCCTGCGAGCAATTCTATTTAGATACACTAAAACCCGCTTATAACATTAGTAAGAATGCTGGTAATACCCTAGGGATTAAGCATAGCCCCGAAGTTGTAGAGCGCAATAGGCTAAGAAACTCTGGGTTTGGCAATGGAAACTCCAAAATAACGCCAGAAAACCTCAATGAAATACTAGAATTAAGAAAAAACTTATCAGTTTCAGATATTGCAAGTTCATACGGCGTACATATAACTACTATTGAAAGGGTTATCAAAAAACACTCCAGCTCTATCTTTGGCAAGGTATACGACAAAAACTCAAGGCATAAAATATCCAATAGCAAGAAAAAGAATAACTATGCAGGCAAAACTGTTTATAGGGTTAATGTGGGCGGTACCATTGTTGAAGTACACGCCAGCATGACCGATGCCGCTAAATTTGCTGGCATATCCCTCGCAACAATGAAGTACGGCATAGAAAATAACATTAAGCGTGGCATGTACTTTTTTAAAATGGCTTCATAACCTAAATACAATTAATCCAGCATCCCTAGCGTGTCCATTAGTTCGACCAGCCCACTTGGTTATTCTTTTAAATTCTTCCGCTGTTTTCTTAAGTCCCTTACCCATTGGTTTGATAAATACCGCTTGATAGCCATTCTCTTTGCACCAGTCTTGCCATATCTTGGCATCGCGCTTAACACTACCAGCGCCTTGGCGCCTAGATTCCGTTTGCTTGTTCTTACCACTAAAGCCTATCCATAGCCTTGCATCTTCGATATAAATCTTAGTATTCGATGCTGGGTAATTATCAATAATTAGCTGCATTGCCTTAGTAATTGTCATACACTCTACGCGATGCAAAATACCCTCTATTGACACAGCTATACCTGTCTTAACGCCTGTATCAATACCAATCAATATCATATCTCTAAGCCCCCACGTTTTTCTTCATTTAACTTATAGCCGATTGGATTGCAGCCGCCAATTCGTTTGTCTGCAATTAAATAACCCCATTCTGTCAAATCTTTAAGCATCTTCTGTGCCGTTCTAATGTGCGTGTTTGTTAAGTCCGCTATGTCTGCTGCACTTACACGGTTAGGGCTTAAATTGGCGATATGACGTGGTGCTGAGTGTCTTGACTCGAATGTTCTTTGCGCCAATGGTCTGCTATCGGTATTCATCTCTCAACAACCTTATGCATCGTCTTGAATACATCGGCTGTCATATCGACTTTGCTGCCATCGGTATAAGTGACTGCGACTTTGGTGCTACTGATATGCTCAGCTGTGCGTACTACTTTGCCGTTGGCTCTGTTTTCTGTGATAGCGCCTGTAATGGTCTTGATACTCATACCGCCTCCTTCATTTGGTTTAATAATCTGTCGTAAGCTTCGTCTTGCATCTCACCAGGCATTTGCTTTTTAGCGATGTATTCATACGTTTCTTGTACGCTCATGTTTGGCAACGGCTCTTTCCACAACCCATTCACCACGACCGACACGCTTGGATCACGTTTGGCTTGGATGGTTGGTTTGGCATGGCTAGGGTGAAATACAGGTGGTAAGTCACTATCAAAATTTGAACTGCCTTTGTTTGCAGTAGTGCCCCATTCTTCGTTATCTGTAGAGAAACGGCCCTTAGCTTTTTCCTGACGGGCTTGGTTTGCTGCTTGCTTGTCAACTTCACTCATCAGCCATTTGCGAAGCTTAGCCTTGCGATTTGATTCAGTTGCTAGTGCTCTACCAAGTAATGCCTGCTCAGCGTAATGAGCCTTGAAGTCTTCTACGTGCAGCGAATACTGGTCATCGGTAAGTTGCATCATCTTGCCAGCTCTAAATAACTCACCGCGCATTTCATCAATGGTTGGTGCTTCCCAGTTTTCGATATCGTCAGCACGTTGGTCACGTATCAAGTCAGCTTTGGTTGCTGGCTGGTTGGCTGATGATTGAGTTGGCTGTGATAATTCAACTGGTGCTGGTTGGCTGTCTGATGGTTGATTATCATCAGTAGAGTTATCCACAGAACCATGATTAGATTTATCCACAATTCCCTCGCCAGCGTTTGTGTGTGCGTCACTCTCACTAACTGGTTTATGGTTATTGGTTACTGGTTCATGGTTTGTAGTTATAGCAGCATTTTTTGCGTTACCACCGTTACACGCATCATCGTCATTCGTTACAGTTGTCGTTACATCGGTTGTAACGTTACTTGTAATACTGTCGGCGTGAGTTGCATATAGATCTCTTAGGTCGGCAGCCTTAATATCCTTATCAACCGAAACACCTATACTAGTAAGGGCGTTAATCATATTGCGTTTGTCTTGACGAGACTTGCGTGTACGCTCTGCATTAGTCATTGGTATTTCATCATCGTTACACGTAACGTTACGTGTTGCGTTACCGAGCGTTACACCTTGCGTTACATCAAACGTTACAGCGTTACCACTTGCGTTACTGTTTTTGAATTTGTAGTTTTTAATCTCTCTATCGATACGATGATGGTGATGACGCTTACCACGTTTGATAAAGAACTCATCAAGCACATATTCTAAAGAAGCGCGATACTCTGTATTGGTGCACAGTAGACGACGGGCTAAGCTGTCCATATCTGAGGTATCAATAGCCTGCTCTGTGTTGTAGTACATATCTATCAAGTCACGATAAATAGCGCGCTCAGGCAATGATAAGTGACGTGCTGAGTTATTGAAGTCAGCAGGATTGAACATATAAAAATGCATTACGCCACTCCTTCACTGATTAAGCGCTCGATGATCCATGCTTCGCCGCGCTTGGTGAATAGAGCTTGTGAATGGCCTTGTTCAGTCTGTTTGACTGCACCTAACCCTTTATCGATAAACCATTGCTGGAATACACGCGAACGCTTCACAGCCTTGTTATAGACGCCAAGCTCTTCAAGTACCTTATTCATGGCAACAGCTGACAAACGAATCTTTTGAGCGACTTGCGTGGCATTCAACAAGCCAGCACGCTCAACGACGTTGTCATAATGAAGTACTTTTGGCTTAGCGAGTTCAAGCTGGCGTGCTTGGTTTGCTGCTAGTTGTAAGGCATCAGCAAAATTTTGTGGTATTACTGGTGCAGACGGTACGGCTGATTTAACCTTGCGCTCGCACTCAATAAAATACTGACGCGCTTGGCGGCCTTTGTCTGAACGCTGAATCATTGATATTTCTTTAGCCATGTCAGTAGAGACATAGAAGTCCGAAAGCGTTTGTCTTGCTAGGGCGTTAAATACTTCACACCCTAAATAATCTTGGGTTTCAACAAATCCATATTGCAACTGACGATCAAACCAGCTAGCAAAACGCTCAGTTGGTTGTAAAAAATCATAAAGCTCACGTGCTGATACAGCCTGCTTCAAATCTTTATGTTCTTGAATAGTTAGTAATTGCATGTCATAATCCTTTTCTAAATGTTTGTTTTGCAGAAATACCTAAAGCCCATCAATGTCCGTTGATGGGCTTTTTGCTTGTTTGTCCTTCAGGTAATCAATCGCTTCTAGCATGTCACCCAAATCACTTATCTTCTGATTGCGCTCGATGCGCTCGAACTCGCGCTTAATAGCAAGCTCATCACCAGTGACTTCTACGGCAGCGATGCTTTTGCAATAAGAGCAGTTGTTGCAATTTTTTGCTGGCATGATCAATTCCCCTCACAATGTTTTGTGATTTGAACGCTCAATGTGCGAAGCGCGACGATGGCGTTCTGTATTGTCGTTTGTAGAGCGTCATGCTCTTTATAATCGATACAACCGTCTTCTAATGCTTTTTGCATTCCACTCATGATGTCGCCCTGGCATGCTGACGTAGATAATGCAGTCATGAGTATGCTTGCCTGCGTCGCCTCACCATCAACTTTACAAAACACACCACCAAGACGCTGGGCCATCGCTTGGATGATGCTCGTGTCATTGGTATATTCCATAATGGTCAGCGCTTCATCTAAACGTAGATGGTGTGTGTTGGTCGCTGGATTGACCTTGTTGTTTAATACGGTGCTCGACATACCCATGCGTGCGGCAATGGCTGTTGAACCACCATGCTTAGGGTTATGTACTGTCTTGTGGGCTGCGTCTATTACGTCCATCGTGTCCTACCTATATTTAAAAACGTGTTGTTGATGAATGGTTGGTTGTACTATCTAACTAACAAGAACGAGGTTTAAAAGACTCTTTAATCTGATCTACTGGAACACCTGAAATATCAGAAAGCGCTTTAGAGTATTTGGTTTCATCAGAATACTCAGTGCGAGGTAAAGAGCCGTTTGATGCCCACTTATAAATAGCTCTCTCGCTTAGCTTTACCTTTTTAGCGACCGCAGGAATACCACCGCATTCTTTGTTTATGAAATCTTTTAGAGACTGTTCGAGCATGGCTGAATTCCTATTTTAAGAACAATTGGTTCATATTAACAGGTACTGACTTTTCATTCAATAGGAAATACAATTGAACAAACGGTTCATAAGGAATAAGAGATGAATAGTTCAGATGACGCAAAAACTGCATTTGCAAAAAGACTGAACGATGCTCTGACTGAGAAAGGTTATCCACAGCGCGGCAGTGCTCAGCGATTAAAAAGAGAAGCGGGATTCGATATCTCTGATAGAGCTATTAACAAATGGCTGAAAGCCGAAACACTTCCTGATCATCACAACATAGAGTTGCTAGCCAAATTTTTAGGTGTTAACTTTAACTGGTTGGCTGCTGGACAGGGTGAAAAGACATTTAAGCCAAGCCGTGACGACTTGATGCAAAAGATAAGAGATATAGAAAATCAAGATAAAGGTACCGACTACCCAACACCAGAAGGCACTACAGCTGTAAGGATGACTAGCCAGTCTTCTATGGTTCCTATATTGAGTTGGGTTGCAGCAGGAAGTTGGTCTAACGTAGAGGCTGTGACATTTGAAGATGCTATAGGTCAAGCGCCGAGACCAGCTAATCTCTCCAAGTTTGGCTTCGCATTGCGTGTACAAGGTCAAAGTATGCTACCTGAATTCAAACCTAGTGAGATTATCTACGTGGAGCCACAGACAGGCTTCCTTGCGCTCAAAGATAGCGATCTTGTTATCGTGCAGTGCAATGATGATAAAGAAGCGACGTTCAAGCAGTTGGTACTAGGTGAGACATCGGATGATATGTATCTAAGACCTCTTAACCCAAACTGGCCTGAACAAAGAATGATGCCGATGGGTGAATGCAATCTAGTGGGTAAAGTGGTGGGTAAATATGTCGAATACTAATGATTGGGCATACGTATGGATATGCCATTTTTTAAAGCACGCCAAGCCAGTCGATACTTTGCCATTAGGTTGGTGCGTGTATCGTGAGGCATTAGACTGGGATTAATAGCAGATAAATAAATAAAACCGTCCATTTGGGCGGTTTTTTTGTGTCATTAGTTCCTATTAGTTCACATAAAATGTATTGATGGTTCATATTTTGATTGACACTTAAGAACCTATGGTTCATAATTAATCATCACATCGACACAGAGTAACTGTTATGAACTCAATCAAAGATTTTCTAGCCAGCATCGGCGTTGTCGCGCTATTGATCATTGGCATCAACGCAGCAGTTGTCGCGCTATTGATCATTAACATCAACGCAGCAACGGCTGGCGTGCAACAAATCAATAAGGCTTTTGATCGTCAGGAATCAGCTCATGACGCGATGATTGCTGAACATAAGGCATATCTAGCCAGCGATGACGAAGACTACTACGTCACTGATCCAATGAATGGCTTTGACGAAGAAGTATATGAAGCATCTCGGCAGGCAGAAACAGCAAGACATGCCAACCTCTTTATATCTAATGCTTACGCTGACAATTAACTCCAACCCTGTCTTGCCAGCAGGTGAGCCAGTCCAAACAACCTAACCTAAAAAAAGGAAAGTCTTATGACTATCTCAACCAATGCAGAAAACTTCGTAGGCGAACTTAACGCCGGTGTATTCGCCAAGCAACTTGGACACGTGCTATCAGATGTCGCTGAAAGTGTCGCTACTCACGGTAAAAAAGGCGAGGTAACCATCAAGCTACGGTTTGCGCCATCGAAGGCTGACAACCAAGTAGAGATGGAATGTGATCTGTCTTATAAAGCACCAAAAGCAAGCCGCGGTCATCGTGCAGAGCTAACGCCAAGCGATACGCTCATGTATGTCAACAAAGGTGGTCGTCTGAGCTCATACCCTGAGAATCAGCATGACCTGTTCGCCAACCACACTGCTGCCGAATAACGGTAGCAGTCAACCCAACCAAGCCTATTATTAAGGATTTCAAAATGTCAGATGTTAATAACGCGCAAACCGTCGCTAGACTCGTGCAAAGTATCAATATGAACCTCAAAAACCCTAAAGCACCTTCGTTAATAACCATACCTGAAAGTTATGTCTTAAAAAATACCGAAGCCAGTCAAGAGCATCGTGATCGTTTCCGTGGCACGTTCAAAACAAAATCATTGCAAGCGTTTTCTGATTATGTGATTGAGCGTGGCAGTGCTGATAAATGCTTCGTGGACAATAACCATATCAATCAAATGGCATGTCAGGCCATATTCAATCTAGGCAATGAAGCGGTAGCTGGTCATGCAGATGACACTGCTAACCTAGTTTTGAACATAACACATGAGTTTGCTTCGTTGCGGAGTAGTCAGAGACTCAATCAAAAAGGTCTTATCGAGTTTGTGCAAGATTATGCTTACTGCTTATCTTTTCATGAGTCAGTCGATGGTGAAGTTGGTGACGCTATGAGTATGGCAGCCGCTATCAACGCTTTCCGTAGCGTGACTATCAAGACAGCACGTGAAATGACTAGTGATGTACGTGATATGAGCTCAACCAAGTCTGCCCTGGAACATATCGAAGCAGACTCAGCGGTTAAGTTACCCGGCTTCATTGTCATGCATACACCAGCATATGACGACTTGCCAGCAATAGACATAACTGCCCGTTTATCTGTGCTCACAGATGACGAAAACGTCCGATTTGGTGTTCGTATCGTGGGCGAGCACAAACTCTTAAACGAACAGGCCAAGCAATTTGTTGAAATGATTAAGACGGCCGTACCTGATGATCTACCTGTTTATGCTGGGACGTTTGCGCCGTAAATAATCTTTATTGTCTATAGTTAAGACCTGCCAGCATCGCGATTGATGTTGGCAATCAACAATACTCTTATCGGTAATTTAATTTAAAAAGGTAGATGGCTAATGGCTGATGATATAGATCGCGCTGGTGAGCGCATAGATGCTGAGATGACAGCGCGTCTTAGGGTATTGCCGGTATTCGACATCCCATCATTCCCTGAGTGCATATCATGCGGTGAGGATATACCGGCTATACGCCAAGCAATGGGCAATGTGAAGCGCTGTGTTGATTGTCAGATACATCATGAAAGCTCAGTAAGAGTTTGGAACCACGGTCATAAATAAGCGTAAATATTTTTAAATTTGAAGGACGGAGATAGTCATGGATAAGTTTATCAAAGAAAATGATTTTAATTGGCTATGCTTGGCTACAAATGATGATTGTAAAGGCACCGAGCGACCTTACCTAGAGTACATTCATGTTGCAAATGGTAATGCTTACGCAACAGATGGACACCGTATGCACGCAGCACCCTGCAAGCTAGATGACGGGGTTTATTGTCGTTACGAGATTGCCAGAAGTTTAGATATTAATAATATACCCCCAGTTGAAACTGACGTTGCGATACCCGACGGATTTAAGCCGCAAGTACTTATGATCAAACAAGCGCGTAAAGCGTTTAATCCAGCCAGTGAAGTAACTGCATCAGATTTATATGTACAAAATGGCTTCTACGGCCAATTGATGCCGAAAGACGGTAGCAGTAGATTTCAGCGCATATATGTACTAGAAGCACTGTTTGGTATGTCCACCAAGGGTGAAACTATATTGCATGTCCATACTAAAGACGATGGTGAAAACTTTATGTATGCCAATGACGGTGAAAGGTCTTTTGTTGTGATGGGCATGCGATTGGATAAGGAGAGTGATTGTGAAAGCTAGAGAGTTGCAAAAATATCTAGGTACGCCTAGGGCTGTACACGCAAAGGAAGGCTTCATCTGTATAGCCTCTGCATATATCAACAATCTAGTATCCCTGAACGTTGATACTGGTCATTTATCTTATGCGTTAGGTGGTAGACCAAAAGACACAGAATTAGAAAAAATATGTAAAGGCCTTGAGTCTCTAACCAAAGAACAGCGTAATTACTTCTGGAATGGCTCTGATGAAATCAGCAAGCCTATCACTCTTTATTATGCGGATGATCAAGGTGACATAAAAACTGCTATCACGGACAGCCTAGACTTTCCAAACGTAACTGATGATGGCATCTTAATTTACTCGAACACTCACTTTGAAAGCGAAAAAGAGTTATTAGATTACGAAATAAATAACGCCAAGCTTGCAATTAAATGGCTCAACCAGAGCGTGTCTGAGAAATACAAGGCATTGATGGAAAGCCGAAAGTTGTTATCTGATCATAAGTATAAGATTTATAAGCTTGAACTATCATTAATTGAGGTGATTGAAAATGCAAAATGAATCTCAAGCCATTATCGACCTACTCCACCAATCAGGATTAACGCCGCTTGATTGGATGGATGCCAAGCAGTTCGCAGCCCTGACAGGTATCGATGAGAAAAAACTCACTCACCGTAAGCAAGCATGGCCAGAAAACGTTGTTTGGATGAAAGAAGCTGGTAATCTGTATTACTCAATAAGAGGATATAACAAGTGGATGACGCAGCAAGCAGACATACGTTACCGCAAGGCGTGCGGCTTAGATCGGGGCGTATCCAGATCTACTTTAGACGAGACGGTAAGTCCTATCACGTCACGCTCCCACACCCCATCACTGCGGAGGGCATCAAGGCAGCTGCTAAAATTAGACGTGACCTAATCACCAAAGCCGAATGGGGTGTGCTCACAGAAGCAGACCTCGCCAGCGCTAAAGGCGAAATAGTTAATGATGATAGCGTTATCGTTGGTGATGGCGCATTATTTCAAGAAATAGCACAAAAGTATCTGAAGCACTGCGAAGCCAATACAGACTCTAAAAAAGACTATGTGAGTGCATTGAATAAGCATTGGATGCCAGACTTGGCGTTGATACCTATTCATCAGATAACGTCTGATTTGATACGTGACATCATCTCTGACATAGATTTCAAATCAGATAAGACGTTTAATAACTGTCTGGTACCACTGCGCGGCGTATTTGAAAAAGCAATTGAACTGCGCCTTATCACGCCAGCAGAAAACCCAATGGCGATGATTAAGAATAAAAAAGTACAATCAGGCCTGCCGGACCCATTCACCCGCGATGAAATGAACGCACTATTAAACTGGTTGGATAAAAATTTGACCGATAAAGACCATTTTTATTATTGGTATTTTGAAGTGGCTTTTTGGACGGGATGCCGTCCTAGTGAGCTGAACGCTCTAAGATGGAAAGATATTGACTGGTTTAATGGCTCAGTGATTATTAATAAAAGCCGTGTGCGCGGCGTTGAGAAACAAGTCACTAAAACTCATACAGCGCGTGAAGTCTATTTGAATGACCGGTCGAAGCGAGCGCTTGAAGCACTGGACGCTATGAAGCTCAGTGATGACTATGTAATGATATGTCCAGAAACGAATGAGCCTTTCTACAATGAAAAACCTGCCCGCATGAGATTGATTGAAGCAATGAAGTCTACGCGGGTAAGACATCGCCCAGCATATAATGCCAGACACACCTATGCCACAATGCTGCTCATGTCAGACGTAAACCCAGTGTTTGTAGCCAACCAACTGGGCCATAGCTTACAAATGCTCATTAAGCGATATGGTCGTTGGCTGCATGGTGATCAGAACAAGCTTGAGATATCCAAGCTGACAACTGACTGA